GCGCCCGTAAACTGTTGATGCCGGAGGTCGGACTCGAACCGACATGAGTGTGACCTCGCTAGATTTTGAGTCGTACCAACTCTTAACCCCTATCTGCTTCAATAGAATCAACAACTTACAGACTTCCTAGTCGGTTGAAAAATCAGGCTCTAGTGCAATTTTACTACTTTTATTTCAAAAAATTCTACCACATTCTGTAGGAGGAATGTATAATCAGCTCTCACTCAACGGTCCGACATGGGCTTGCTTCCAGTTCCTTAAAAACATTTACAAGACTTAGCGGCGGGTATAGCATATCCGCGCTTACCAGTCAGGTGCTCACGAACCTAATGTTATGAAACTAGATATCAAAATTATGGTTCTAGGAGCTATCATTACTACGGTGGGACTAGGTTTGGTCTACCGCGAGTTTTACGTCACTCCCCGAGTCCAGCGACTGTTTGTTTCTCCTCATAAGAACTTGCGTATTTATGAAGCGTACGTGCCTCATAACGATTGGTTGAATACTTCGATTAGGATGCCCACGCAAGGGATTTTATTGGTCCAATACCAAAATAAGAACAACTCTCCTTTTAAAATACGGATAGATGGTAAAGAGTTCGCTTCTAGACCACACGGAGATATTGAGTATCAGGCTATATCTCTTGCTCTTGAAAGAACAGAAATCACAGAACCAAAACCACTAGAGATACAGATAAGTGACGCACCCGCTAACATGGAAGTTACTGTGTCACAACCAAATTAAAACAATGAGCCCATTCAATGTCTTATTTATCGGTGTAGGTATATTTATTATTGGACTTATGATGTGGGGGATTAGAAGAAACAAAGAGGCAAAGGCTGCGAAAGCCATTAAAGACCCACTGGGGATAGAATAATGCCAACAGTATCCGAGTTAGGCCGCAAGGTGAAAGCACAAAATCCCGGTCTCTACGACCACTATACGGACGAAGAGTTTGGCCGGAAGCTAAAGGCTAAATACCCCTACTATTCTCACTATGACGACCCAGGAGCTGCGATGGTCCCTGTTACTCCTGTTACCCCCGTCGTGCTTACCCCACGAGCAGAAGAAATAATCTATCGTGAAAGTACCTATCCACCGCGCCCAAAAGCCCCAGCCCACAAAAGCAGCCTTTATATAGTTGGAGTGACGTGTTTTGTGCTAGCTGTAACGCTTTTTATGGTCGGCAACTTCATTTTTGCTTTGGCTTTAGTTGTGGGGGGTGTTTTTCTCGTAAAGGCTGGTGCGACTGCGGACCAACGCGAACGAGACAATATGCTGGCTCGCGCTCAAACTAAGCAGTATGAAGTGCAACACGAAGTCTCGGTAACAGACCTTGAGAGCGCAAGACAAGATGCATGGATGCGTACACAACTTAAAAACACAGCAATGCAAACGAGTCTGATGAGGGAGCAGTTAGCACAACATGAGTTAACCGAAAGGCTGCGAGAGTCTATTGTCCGAACACAGTTGATTAGTACCGCCGAACGTAATGGGGTGACTGTGGACGATGTTATTAGACTCAATAACCAACAGATGCAGGATGAGTTGGAGATTGAGAAAAAAAGACGGCTCAATGAACTCGATAATCAAAAAGAGTGGGAGGAAATTCAAACAACCTTAAGAGGCGTGAGGCAGCAAAACCTTACCGGCAACCAACAGGTCAAAGAACTTTATGATGACTTGGAGCAAAAGGTTGATAAGTTAGTCAGTGTCAAAAACAGCAAAAAACCAAAGTACGCCAAACAGATGTTAACAGGTTCTCTGATTAGTCAAATTACTTCAATCAGGACGCAAATAGATGAAATACAAGCTAAACTTGTTCAAGGCGGGAACAGGCAAAACACTGGAGGAGCTACGAGCGGAACTGCCAAATCTAGAGCAGCTCATACGCCGTGAAGAAGCGATTCATAAGTCCAAGTACGACCTACGCGTTATTTCTCCCAGTCTCTTTTTTTCCGAAGAACAACGTCCGAATATTCACATTATTGGCTCCTCACGCCAAGGCAAATCCTACTTTATTGAGTGGCTAATGAGGGAGGATATTAAGCGGGGACTTGGATGTTGCCTGCTTGATCCTTCTGCCGGTGGCTCCACCGCCAAACGCCTGGTTGCTTACTGTGCCGAGCAGGAAAAGCAGAATGTTCTACTGATTAGTCCATCTCACACTTATGAGCCAGTCAAAAAAACCGTTGGCCTTAATCCTTTCAAGGAAAGTAGCCGAGACCCCGAGCTTAGGCAGAGTTCCATTGACACGCTTATGAGGGCTATACGCGCTTTGTATGGCGTTAAAGACCCCTCAGAACAGTCACGCATTGAGCGTTACCTTCCCCTGGTATTTACCGCGCTGTACGATGCAAAACGTCCTTTGGTAGATGCTGTATACTTCACCCATAGAGCCGACCGGAACACGCAAGACGAAATTCTTTCGCACACCGACTCATACATCGAACAGGACATTAGAGAAGCACTTTCAACAACCTCACTTCAGTACAATAACTTTCAATCAACCATTACTCGTTTGCTCCGGTTTACCAGAGGGCCACTCGGCAAAATGTTTTCAGTTACTCAAGGCGTGGATTGGCTCGAAGTAATTAGGAACAATTGGGTAGTAGTTGTCCGCTTGGACAAGCTCGATACTTTTGATGCTCGTCTGCTTGGAACGTATATAATTTCCGAACTTGAAACGGCAAAAGAGCGAATGAACGCAATAATAGATTCCCAAAGAAACTTTAAAGATGCTGGCAATTATCCGCCGTTTTATCTGTATGCCGATGAAGCTTATTTATTCGCTTCCCAGTCACTTAAAAACATTCTGGACTTGAAGCAGAAAATGAACTTTAAGGTGACTTTAGCGCACCATACGGCAAAACAATTTGACGACCCCGCCGTGTATGCTTCCATCAAAACTAACTGCGATATGACTGTGGAATTCTATGTTAAAAGTAGGGCAGACAGGGATGATATAGCGCGGGAAATGTATGGCGGCGATATTGACCCACAAGACGCTTCATACGCCCATTCAAATCTCTCTAAGCAGCACGCAGTTATCAAAAATGGGAAGGATAATCCAGTCACAGTCAGACTTCCCGATGTCCCCACACCTGATATTTCTAGCCAACAATTAACTAACTATATTTTAAAGTTGTACCAGCACCACTGGTACCATGATTCCGATACTATTTATCAACCCACCTATGCAACGCCGCCAAGCAATAGAAACAATTCTGGCAATAGAGCCAAGAATGACCCCCCTCCAAATAACCCGAATCCTCACCCCGGACGCGCCTCTAGTTCTCAAACGTGGACGGTTGTACCCGAGGACCTACCAGGGCGTAAACAACATTCTGAGGGCAATGACAAAACCAAGCCCAAAGTTTCCAAAACCAAGCCTAAAAAGTAAGGATTTTCTTATCGGGAATCAAGCCGACTGGTTCATGCTTATCAGCCAGAAAATTTCCAATAAGTCATATTGGCACGAACACGCTGGTGCTGATTTGTTTGTTAAGTATTATCGGCACCTAGAGGCATGGTCTTATGAGCCAATTCTGTTTTACGACCCCGCAACGAAGAAGAACGTCCGGGCCGACAGGGGTATGAAATTAGGCGGTAAAACATACTTTTTTGAGGTGGATAGGGACACAGAAAATATCGGGGAGATACGCAAGAAAATAGACAACTATATTCAGTACGGGTATGAAACAAACGAAAGGTTTCACGTCATCTTTGATGTGGCAGTAGACGACTTAGACCAAGCTAATAAACGTCTGAAAGATGAGATAGGGAAGTATCTGGATACCATTCACCGAGGCAATCAATTCTGCGCCACATTCCACACCCTCCTGACTGAGAGCGACATCACCGAGCCGGTCATTTTTACCCCTTCTGGACGGTATTCCATAGCCGATTTATAGCCTTTTCCAGTGTTGTAACGAGTGTTGTAACGCAGATAATACCGCCATTTTCCCATCTATCATTAAAATCAAGCATTTACGGACTTTTCAAGACGAAGACAACATCTAAGAAGGGGGTTTTAAATCCTTTGCAGCCGCTTTGCGGAATCTGCTCGCACCAGCTCGCATTAAGCCGAAGTCGAAGTAGCCTACTTTTGTATATATGACCAGACTATTTCTTAGGAAATTAGGACTGGTCTTTTTGATTGGTTTAAGGGTTAAACCAGATTTTTGTTGTAGGGCAGAAGGACAATTTAATTTTCCAAATTAGGGTAGAGGATTGTGAAACATTGGCAAGTTTCATCAGGAGAATCATCGCTCGTCACCCGTCCTGAATTCAGTGACCTATTCGCCGTCTGAGGCGTGCAGGCACCTTGACAAAGGGCCCCTTTCGGCTGCTAGTCGGGGCGCGTCACGGCAATAGACCAGCTTGCCTGACAATTTATCTCGCTGGTTAAAGGTAAAACTATGAACATAAGAGACATCGAGCTAATGCGAGAGCTACAACGAAAGTATCGAGAAGAACTACGGATTAATCATTACTATAGAAGAACTAAGTATGTAATGATTAATCCTCACGTTCTTCTCGTCTATCGTTTGCTCTCGCTGTTAGCTCTCACTATTCTTCTGCTCATGTTTTTCTTTCCCCACCGATAAATTGCTGTCAAGCTGGCTATGCCTGCCGCTTCCCTTTGTAGCAGCCGTTTCCCCTTATCAAGGAGCTGCGAGGGGGTCGGCTCACTCCCTGACCTGGCTACGCCCACCCAAGACTGAATTCAGGGGATGTTGGGTTTTTTAGCTTCGCTACCCTTGCGACGATTTTTGATGCAGCTTTTAATGATGTTTTTCAATCCTGGTATACTTTGTGTACCAGTGGATGAGTCCTCTAATCCCTCGACAAAGGCGCGAGGGTTTAACCTAGACCGATAGCATGACTCGGCATGAAAGTTGGATTGCACACGTCTTGTGTGTCAAGAGACAGGCAGTTAATGGGCTAGCTGTTTTGTGGTCTGTAAATGGAGGTGGGAAGTATGCCCGTACTTCTGACAGGCTGGCTGTCCGCTGGTGCTAAAAGAAAACCGCCCTTATGAGGCGGTCTCTTTCAGTAATTCTGGATTGGAATAAATGTTGCCGATGACTTCAAGTTCTTTGTCTGTTTCTTGAGCGTAAATAAAATTGCCTTGATACCAAATCTCTCCGACTAATGAGGGAGTAGTTGTTGAGGGTAAGAACTCATAACTTAGTCGTCCATAATTGTCGTAATACATTTTGGCAACTCGCCAATATTTACCGTTGCTTTGGTCGTCCCACTTTACAATATCCCCCTCATAAATCTCTTTACCGTTCTTATCGAGGAGGCCAGTGAATTGCATCCATAAGTAATAAGCTGGGTTTGTTGTAAGCATTAAACTATCCCCGCCTTGTGAAAGCGTTGTGCCAGTAGAAGGCTCTAACTCGTGGTTGATAAAACCCCATTGCTTATAGGCGTTGAAGAAAATCATCGATTCTTGTCTTACGTCCCAAGCACGATATTTGATTTGTCGCATTTATTTATTCTTGTAGATTCTTAATTATCTCTACGGCTTTCTCTATAACTTCATCAGCATTGCTCTCCCTGGTAATGCCCTGCAAGGCCCGCCATGAGGCTACGTTTGCCCGCTTAATTTTAATGGTAAACCTGTCGTCTTTCTTGTTATCCATATTTGTTTGTGCGCTTGAGGAGTGAGTTATCCCCAGATTTATTTCCGCAGTTTCGACAAGATTTTGTAAAACTGCTTTAATGAAAGTACAGGGATAACCCACTCACATTTTCTTTATAAGGGGCAGGATTTATATAGTCCGCCCGTTTCCCTGTCTGTCAAAGCTCTCAAGTACGTCCGCTACATCTTTGCACCCCTGGCAAGAGGGATTGTGCAGGTGTTCCTTAATCTGATTAGGAAATAACCCATTAATGATGTCGGCGTTTATGAGGGCTGAATATAGTGCTTGTTTCATAGTTCTTTTAAATAGTTAGTTAGATAGTTTGCTGCTTACAGACTGTGCAGACGTTTACATGTTCCATGCTTATGGTGTCAAAGCGTGTCTCTACGTTCTTATGTGGGCAGTCCGCATAGAAGTTGATAATTTGACGATTAAACTTCTGGCGTTCCTTAAGGTGGTTGGTCATAGGGCGGAATTTAATGCTAAGAGGAACAAGACGCCGACAATCACGCCGATTGCGATATTCAGGCGGTAGAACTCAGGGCGGTAAAGACGTTTTTTGTACTCTAAGGTCTGAGGATACGAACGGATGTAGTTCATATAGTTATTTCCACTCTCCGTTAACCATCTGGACTTCTCTGCCATTTTCACTAAGTTCGGCATAGCAGTCGAGGCACATATGGTTAGCTATTCTCTTATGGTTGCACATGGGTTTGTGAGATTTCTGCTTCGAGTGAAGCGTTATTGATTACTTATATTGTAGGACATGTAGTACATCTTGAGAAGTGGATAACTTTTGAAAAAGCCATACCTGGCTTAGATAAGACAAGTAAAATTTTTATATCCATGCCTAATAAAACCCAAGATGAAGATGCCGAATTAGACCCTAAGATTTTAAAGTTTGGTATGTCGAAAGCGGAGATAGACAAGTTGAAGAATCAAGCTAAAGAGCGGAAGAAGATGAATAAGGGGTGGAAAACATCGGGACATTAAATTTAAATAATGGACGACATTAACAAGTTGTTTGACGAAGCAAACGCAAAGAAATTTGCGGAGAAATATGAAGCCTTGTGTAAGGAGACTGGGTTTACATTGAGACCAACGATGAAGTTGGGTTTTGATATTATTAAGTTAGAGCCAAAAGAGTGATAGAGATACTTACCCTAGGTATCATATTAGGATTCATTATATGTGCTCTAAATGCCTTCCTATTGATTTATTTCCTTGACCGCCATTCCCAAGTTATCCACCAATCAATCAAGACTGTAGAGAGGCAAATAAAGGGCAAAGCCGTCATCTACGAACCGGACGAAGATAGGGAGAGATTTGCCGATACTTTGCGGCAGAATGGGGAAGACGGCAAAGACACTTTACTTGAAGACCTATGAAGTCATATGGCTGTAAATCAGGTCTTCCTCATGACCTCGAAGTAATCCATGACTTCACAGATATACAGGTGGAGCTATGTACCATCTGCGGAAAGAAGTACCGCTACAACAAAGCCGTAGGTGAAGTAGTGGACAACAAGCAATACCTCAAAGACCATATCCGCGCTTTCTGTCAGCCCACCGGAGCGACTAAGGAATTATTTATGAAGTTGTACCACCCGGAGCAGAGCAAGATTACTTTAGAAAATATGCCCACGTACTAATGGCGTTTAATAATTAAGAAAGGAAAATATGGTTAGAGCAAAATTTGTTTGCGAAAAGAAAGATAGTAATACACAAGATGAAATTGCTGGGACTGTAGCACTTCGTGCGGTTTATGAAGGAAGTCCTGAAAACAAGGAGTTTTTTTCAATGACTCCAGCAGGAACTATTTCTCTATCAACTGTAAATGGTGAGGCTTACCAGCAGTTTGAAAAAGGTAAAGAATATTACGTTGATTTTACACCCGCTAATTAATAATTAAGAACACAAATTATATGCAAGAAGAAACACGAGAAGACCAGCAAGTAGGTCAGGACCAGCGCGACTTAGCCAACGCTTCTGAAAGCGAACGTAACGCTGATAATGCGGCCCCGGTCCGTGAAGCCCAGGAAGAGAAGCGAGAAGATAAATAGTTTGTTTACGACCCGCCCCTTGCGTCTGTAAGGGCGGGTTGATAAGCACGTTATTATGGCTACACTCAGACAGAAAAAGGCATTTCAAAAGGTAGTGGAAAACGGTGGAATTGTAAGTACGGCTATGATTGAGGCCGGGTTCTCGGAAAAGACCGCTAAAACGCCCCAGAAGCTCACGGAAAGTAAAGGCTGGCAGGAGTTAATGGAGACTTATTTACCTAATGAAGACTTAGTTAAAATCCACAAGGAAGGGTTACAGGCCACTACGAAGAAGCCGCACTTGATTGATAGAGATGATAAAGGCCGACCTGTATACGAGTATGTTGAAGAAGATGATTTCTCTACCCGCCACAAGTATCTAGATACTGCCTATAAGCTCAAAGGTTCATACGCCCCTGAAAAGAGCGTACAGGTACAGGTGAAAGGCGACGTTAAAGACCTCGCAAAGTTTCAAGAGCTGAAGGAGAAGTTTGAGGCTGAGCTACTACAAACAATATCTGAGGGTTAAGACTTCATATTGTCCTTAATCTTTTTGAATATTACTTCTTCACTTTCTCTCAACTTTGTACCAGTGTTTTCAAATAAATAGGTTTCTAGGCGTTGGATACAGTTAAGTTGGACTTCATATACCTGTTTCTCATTAAGCTTCAGTTGTCTACGTAGATTACGGAGTAAGTATTCATTTTTATCTTCCAACGCAGACTTGATTTCGTTCGCTGTCTCACCCACCCGAGACTCTAGCCATTTCTCCATATTCTCATCCATATTAAACCTCCCGGTTAATGCAGTTATCTGACATTTCTATACACGCTTGGATTCAAGAAAACAATATAAGAACTGAGTCAGGCGAATTCTTAGATTTCCGTAACCACTTATTCCTTTTTCAGCCCTATACAGACGAATCACCCAAGCAAGTAATCCTCAAAGCAGCCCAGATAGGCTTTTCTACCCTCGCAATCCTCAAGAGTTTCTGGATAGCCAAGACTCGCGGCCTCGACATCATTTACACCTTACCGGCAGCAGCAGATGTTGAGATATTCGCCGGAGGTAAAATCAATCGGCTTATCAGCCAGAACCCTATCCTTCAGGAATGGGTGAAGGATAAAGACCGTGTAGAGCAGAAGTCAGTAGGCGATAGCATCATTTACTACCGTGGCACCTGGACCGAGAAGCAAGCTATATCTCACTCATCAGACTTAAACATATATGACGAAGTTGACTCATCAAAACAAAGTGTCATCGAGCAATACTCAACCCGACTACAACATTCACCATATAAATTTGAGTGGTTCTTCAGCCACCCCTCTACCGAAGGGACCGGAGTGGATAAATATTGGGTCAGAAGCGACCAAAAACATTGGTTCATTACATGCTCAACTTGCAGCCGTGAGCAATACCTTTCTTGGCCAGAGAGTATTGACCCAGTTCGTAAAGAGTTTATCTGCAAATACTGTCTTGGACCGCTTGCTACAGAGGATAGAAGAAAAGGCCGCTGGGTCAAGAAGTATAAAGACCGTGAGTTCTCGGGCTACTGGATACCGCTCCTCATCTGTCCTTGGGTAAGTGCCGCTGAAATCCTCGATTACTACCAGAATAAGAGTCCTGATTACTTCTGGAATAAGGTCTTAGGACTTCCGTATATCGGAGGGGGTAACAAGCTCACCAAATCAGCTCTAATGGCTAATCTAACCACAGAGGTACTAACCCCAGATATTAAAGAGCGTGTAGTCATGGGAGTGGATACCGGCCTCAAGCTTGATTACGTTCTAGGGGCTAATGGACTGTTCTACCAGGGCGAAGCTACCGACTACGACGAGCTCGATAACCACATGAAACGCTGGCCGAAGATGATAGCTGTGGTGGATGCAGGAGGAGATTTAATCGGTAGCCGTAAGTTTCAATCCAGATGGAAAGGCAGAGTGTTCCTCTGCTACACCGGAGGCGACCAGAAAGGCACCGATGAGCCTAAATGGAATGATGATGAGCATATTGTGGTAGCTGATAGAAATAAGATGATTCAGCTTGTGGTTGATGAATTTACTGATGGTCAGATACCGCTCCAAGGCACTGAAGAAGATTGGTATGAGTACTGGATGGACTGGAATAATCTTCACCGAATTAAAGTTATTGATACCGTCACTCAGGAGTACAAAGGTAATAAATGGGTCAGGAACGGCAGGGACCATAGGGCTATGGCTACCGTCTATTGGCGAGTAGGAAAGACGCGGTTTGGTGATGCACAGGGCAAGGTGTTTACAGGTGAGGCTACGAACATAAAAACTGTCCCCAGCATTAACCCAGATGACACCATTAACATTGATACCAACAAATTAATAATGCCCGCTAAGCGGGAAGATTGGAGAAGTCTTTAGTATGAACCTAAGAACTAACTGCCCTAAATGTGGCTTAGATAAGCTCTCCCATACTGTACAAGAGGGAGATGCTTTTACCGTTCGGTGCCGAAATTGTAAGTGGACCAAGAAACTGGATAAGCCGGTCGAGGAATTAACAGACCAAGATTACGAATGACCGAGGAACAGCTAGCCAAGCATAAAGAGATTTACGACGCGCTACTACAGGCTAAAGCGTTCGATGTACAGAATGGCGAAGTAATCTTATCTTTCAATCAGCTCGGCCACTTGATGAACATTAAGATAAATTTTGTGGCATATCGCAAGTAACCCTCTTGCGCGATTCTACTGTCTTGCTATACTGAAGAAAAGATATATCTAGCCCTAACCACGAGCATTTATTTAACTCACGGCAGGCGATTACTCTATTGAGTGTCGCCTGTTTTTACATACATGGGATTATTCGACGGATTCTTCAGTCTTTCCAAAGACGTTAATAAGGCCAAAGGCACCAGCACCGAGACAGATGAGGGTGTGATTTCTGATTTACTACCGGAACTTAAGCTTTCCATGAGTAATAAGGACCTTGAGACTCTTACCAAACGTTGGGAGAAAACCTGGAATGAATCACCTCTTAAATCTGCCTGGGAAACCCAGTGTACTGAGAACGAAAACTACTGGAAGGGCGCGCAATTCGGAGGTGAAGAAGGCCGCTCCTTACAAGATAACCTCATCTTTGAAGCCATTGAGACATTCCTACCAGTTGCTACCCGCCAGAACCCAGAACCATTAGTACAGGCAGACGGCACCGAGGAAGGGAACAAATTAGCTGACACTGTTAGAAAATTCCTCATCTTCCATGGCGACCGGCTACGGATGAAGCTGAAGATTAAGAAGTCAGTCCGTTTCTGGACTCTCTATCACATAGGAGTAATGAAAGTCGGATGGAGCGACGTTGAGGACGATATAACCCTAGTACCTCTCAGACCTCAGAAGCTTATCCTAGACCCTAAAGGAATCATCGAAGAAGGAATTTACAAGGGGAAATATCTGGGCGAGCACAAGAAAGATAGCGTAGAAACCCTTATTAAGCGGTTTCCGAGCAAGGCAAAGAAGATTAGAGACCTACTAGGTGAGAAGGATAGTGACGCTACAGAGATTGGCTATATTGAATGGTGGACCGATGAATACACTTGCTGGACGCTTAAAGGTGTTGGGGTCCTCGACAAGATTAAAAATCCTCACTGGAATTACAACACGGTAGAGAAAAGGACCATCATTGATGAATACGGGGAAGAGAAAGAAACAGAAGTAAACGTATTCGGCAACAATCACTTCCCATCAGCCAGAATTCCTTACATCTTCCTTTCTATATTCAATCTCGGAACCCAGCCGATAGATGAAACCGGCCTGATAGCTCAGAACCTTTCCAAGCAAGACCTCATTAACAAACGCCTTAGACAGATTGATAGAAACGCCGATTCGATGAATGGCGGCATGGCTGTGTCAGGAGACCACTTCACTGAAGCGCAGTCAGAACAAGTCAGTAGAGCAGTCAGAAAGGGAGGCACTATTTGGGTCCCGACAGGGGATGTAAACAGGGCTATCACCAAACTTGCCGGTCAAGCACTCCCTTCAGATGTGTTCAACCAGCTAGCCGACACCAGGAACGCCGTCAGAGATTCATTTGGGGTCAGAGGCTCTACCCCACAGGGCATCATCAACGAACAGACAGTACGGGGCAAAATACTTATCAGAGGGCAGGATGAGAGTAGGACCGGACTCGTCACTGAATACCTTGAGCAGTACGCAGACCAAATCTATAACTGGTTGGTGCAGCTCATGTACGTTTACTACGACGAGGAGCATACGGCTTCGGTTGTAGGAAGGGATAGAGCCACCGAATACATCAAGCTTAAGAACGACCAGTTCACTACCAGGCTTACAGTCTCAGTAAAGGAAGGCTCCCTTGTACCGAAAGACCCGCTCACTGCCAGGAACGAGGCCATAGAATTATTTACAGCCGGAGCTTTAGACCCGATTACTCTCTTCGAGAGGCTTGAAGACCCGAATCCCAGAGAGACAGCTAAACAGCTCATTTTATACAAGACTAATCCCATGGCTTTATTCCCAGAACTAGCAGGGCAGATGCAGCCTCAAGTAGACCCCACCACCGGACAGCCCACCCCAGCACTCACCACAGAACAACCCGTTAATGCAGTAGAGCAATCAGCACAGCAAGCACCGGACATAAACACTATCCCAATTCAATAATTAGTAACGTCGCTTCTCGGTTTCGACATTAAATAGAACCTGCGTAAATGAACACTAATGAAACCCCGACGGACATTCGGCAAGAAGGTACTTTGATAGAAGACCAAACAATCGAAGAACTAACTGGCCCGAATACGGAGACGGAAACTCCCTCTGAATCGTCAACAGAAAACAACCAAACGGATAACACCCCATCGCCTGAGGGGGACAAAACTGGCTCGACTGAGCCAGCCAATACTCAGGAAGAAGACAACATTCCGTTTCATGAGCATCCCCGTTGGAAGAAGCGTGAAGAAGAGTGGAATAACCGGTTGGAGGAGACCAAAGCTCAAATCCGCTCTGAATACGAGGAAAAGCTCAATCAATCGCTCCAAGGGTTTCAACCCAAAGAGCAAACAGTTCCTATCCCCACATGGTTTAGCAGACTTTACGGAAACGACCCCGAAGCTTGGAATGAATTCGAGTCCTGGGATAAGCAACGCCAAGAGACAATCAAGGCCGATGCTGTCAGGGAGTACGAGTCGAAACAAGCTCAGGAGAGTGAGAAAGTAACCAAGGCGAACCAGTACATTGAGAGTCAGATTACCGCCCTCCAAACGGAAGGCAAACAGTTTGACCGCAATGAACTGCTCAAAGTAGTTAACGACTTTAGGCCGGTTACAGAAGACGGAAACTGGGACCTCAGAAAAGCTTACGACATCCTAGAGATGAAGAAAGCCGCCGCAGTAAACCCCGTCAAGTCCAACGCCCGTAAAGCAGTTGCTTCGGCAACGACATCTGAATCTCAACCAGAAACTCCCAAGAGCAACGTTCAAACGAACATTTCTCTCCGAGGTAAAGGATGGGCTGACTTACTAGACTAATTAATACCTCACATAAATGCCCTTCGGAAATAGACTTACTTCCGTTACCAACGATAAGCTTCTTCCAAAATTGGTTGATACTATCTTGAATGGTAATGTGCTGGCTACTCGCTTACTTGCGGGAGCTAAAAAGTGGAGAGGTGGCTCTAAACTGAAACAACCTATTAAGGTTGCAAAGAATAACACCACAACTTCTTTCTCAGGTTACGACATCCTCCCAACAAACGGTTCGGATACACGCGTTCAATTAGAATTTGAACCAAAATTCTCTCAAATCACGGTTTCACTTCCGTTAGACGAATTATCGGTTAATCAAAGTGATGAAGACGCAATCATTGACCTCGCTACTATTGAAATAGCCAGTGCCGCTCAAGACTTCTCTGATGACATCGGTACGATGTTGTTTGGGGATGGTACTGGTAATTCAGGTAAAGATTTCTTAGGTCTCGGAGCCATAATTGATGATGGTAGTGTAGCTGCCACAATCGGTGGTCAATCTCGCGCCACTTATACCGGATTACAGTCAACTGTAATTGTCTCTGGCGGTACTTTGACCCTAGCCAAGATGTCCACTCTGTACAATTCAGTAACTTCTGGTCTCCAAAAACCAACATTAGGCATCACTACTGAGGCTGTTTGGTCTCTTTATGAACAGCTTTTACAGCCACAAGAACGTATTGCTAAAGATGTCCCAATGATGAAGGGCGGAACAGTAGGTGGCACTGGATTTACTGGGTTGTTCTACAAAGGATTCCCAATCCTCTCTGACGAAAAATCGACAAGCGGAGCCTTGTTCTTCATCAATGAAGATTACTTGGATTTCTATGCGCTTCCAATGGCAATGACAAAGCCTGTCAACTACAGTTTCGCTTCTATTGATGGTACTCAAACTTCTCAAGTAAAAGGTCTTGGTTTCTCCTGGTCGGACTGGATTCTCCCGGCCAATGCCGCCGCTATCGTCGGTCACATCTACTTGGGTGGTCAGTTGGTGTCGTTCAATCCTCGTCGCCACGGTAAATTAACCGGTATCACAGGTATTTAATCCTGATACAGAAAGGATTTTATGCCTCTTGATAGACGAAATTACGACCCGCTTGCTATGCAGCAAGCAAATGGTTTCCTTGTCGGGTCGGGTGCTCCAACAATGACAGCACCGAAAGGCTCTCTATACGTTCGCACTGACGGTTCTTCTACCTCTACGCGCATGTATATCAACACCGACGGCGGTACAACGTGGACGAACTTCACCACCGCAGCTTAATCATTAACTCTCTCTCACAATGGCTAATTTAACAGGACACGCGGAGACGTTTGCAGCCGACACTTCGGTTGTAGAAACTACGCCGTCCATCCAATTAGGTACCCGTGGCCGTGATGCCCAAGGGAATGAATACATCTTCCTTCAGGGTGTCGCCTCGACCGCAGCCGGTTCATGGGTGACGTACAACCATGCCTTTGCCACTACCTTGCTGGCTGCTGATGCAGTCGGAAGTGTGGCAATTGCTATGGCCGCAATCAACGCCACCACCAAGTACGGCTGGTACCAAATCTTCGGTAAAAACACGATTGCTTCTACTGATACCGTAGTTGCCGGTGCCTCTCTCTACATTGACGGTACTGCTGGCCGTGCAGACGACGCAGTAGTAGCTGGTGACCTCATAGTAGGAGCTTTCTCCCGTTCTGCCGATACCGCTAATGTCGCCACAGTTCAGTTGTGTTACCCAGTCGTAACCAACGCATTAGGCTAAGTCTTTAGGACTTCCTAACCAGTTCGGGGGTCTGGATAAAATCCCCCTAATTAATCAATACAATCATGCCTAGCGCACAAGTGTTTACAAACTACACTGACGAAGACTTTACCTTTTATTGGGACTCAACTCCTTACGAAGTTAAGGCCGGTCAGTCTATCTATTTACAAGACTACCTTGCCAGCCACGCTGCAAAGCACCTGGTTGACCGAGAACTTACCAAGGCCGGTGTTCCTACCAACACCCAGACAGAACGTGATGAACTTTTGAAGAAAGTCTTTACTGACTCTGAAAAGACTGTTGTAGAGGAAAGCCCTGAAAAGCTGGAAGCCAAAGTTATCAACGAAAATATTGAGTCGGGTGCAGTTGAAGCCCCGAGGTCTCGGAAGTCCACAAAATCAACTAACAAAGCCTCCAAGGTTTCTGATGAGGAATTTGAAGGCTTAGAGAAGTAATAGTATGTCTATCACAACAGCCCAGCGTCGAGATGCGAACAGAGTTCCCATAACTACCAATGAAGCATTAATAGCTACTAAAACAGTCGCTTTTGACGGTACTGCTGGTAATGGCGCTGTGGGTACAGTAAACCTATTTACAATCACAGGTGCAGTTTGGGTTGTCAGTGCTTTTGCGACTTGTTCTGAGAGTGTGGCAGGTGCAACAGCTACTATTCAGCTCGGTATTACTGGGGCAACTAATACATTTATCCCTTCTACAACTGCGACAAGTATTTCGGTTAATACTGTATGGGCAGATAACGGCCCTTCCATAGCAGAAGGCACTGGGTTATCTCGTATTATTGGTGCAAGCAATACCTTATTAGCGACTATTGGAACTGCGAATATTACAGACGGTACTCTGACCTTTTATGTGCTATGGAGGCCCCTTTCATCGGACGGTAATATAGTTGCGACTTAAAATATCTACTAAATGTCTCTCCTAACCACCATTCTCGGTAGCGATGCAATTAGAAATAGTAGGAGTTGGATAAATGAAAACTTCACAGTTCTTTATAATGCTCTTATCCAGAAGACGACTATTACGATAGGCACTTCCGCTGGAGCTGACTATGTTTGTGATGGCACGAACGATGGAGCAGTTATCCAATTAGCTATAACAGCACTGCCAGCAGGTGGAGGAAAACTATTCTTCAGAAACGGTACTTACAACTGGGATGTTACGGCAGATAGATGCGTACTCGCTAAGTCCAATGTAGTTATTGAAGGGGAGACATACGGTGGGGTGATATTCAAAGCAACTGCTACTCTTCATCCAGGAGGGTCTAATGCCCAAGGAAGATATGGGATATTTAGTATCGGTAAGTCTCAGACTTCAAAGATTAGCGATATTATTATTAGAAACATTGTATTTGATTGTAACAATGTCGCTAAGACTGCTGGATTAACACTCGATGGAGGCTCAGGATTAACCGGCCAGATAGGACTACAGAATGTGCTGGTTGAAAACGTTAGAGTTAAAAATCATGCTAGCAGTAGCTCGGATGGAGTAGAGGCAGGTTTGTTTTGTATTTCCGGTAATACACAAGCGTTCGGTTCGACTAAAGGTTACTTAGACAAAATCACATTTAGGAACGTTGATGTTGGTAATGCAAACATTCATGGCTGGTGGTTTCTAGGCGGGCACTTCACAAATATCTTAATTGAGGATTCCTGGATACACGACTGTAATAGAAATGGGATTGAGTATTTCAATTATGACGGGTCTCCTACAAGCTCTGATTGGACTCTAAAAAGAGTGAGATTCGAGCGAAACATGATACTAACCTCTGGTAGTTCCCAAGCGAACTTTAGAGATGAGCAACAAACCGGCATCGAAAACCTGACAGTTGATGATTGTTACTTTGGCCCCACTCAAAACCCGAGTACAACTCAAGACTATGACCTCACCCCGTACTGGGCGGGAAATCTAAGAATCACGAATTGTCTGTTTGATAGAGGTGGAGCCGGTGTTTCTCTCGGAACCTCGATTGCGGGAGCTTATTCAAAGATATTTCCTATCTCCAGACTTATCTTTGAAAACAATATCATGTATCAGATGCGGTCTTGCTTTGATAACGACTCCAATGTACATGCCGTCTACCGGGGGAACACTTTCTATGAATGCAAAACAAGTCCAATTCTTGCTCCGTACTCCAGACACTTTCCTACAACCTACGAAGATAACCTGATTTACAACTGTCACACTGACGAAATAACAGCCTCTAGTAGTAGTACCCGTTCTGTTTTCAGAGTAAATGGTGATGGGTTTATTATCAAGAACAATACCGTAATAGATGACCGCAAACTACTTAATCCAACAAGTTCATTAACTTTATCCCAAAAGGCAGGCGGTGCTTTAAGCGCAAGAACCTACTATATTAAATACACATGGGCAAATGATACTGGTGAAACCTTGCCCTCTACCCAGCAATCCATAGCAGTGAGTGCCAACAATATTGTAACTATTGCTGTTGGATTTAGCTTTATTCCAAGCGGTGCAAAATCACTTAAGATATACGTCTCCACAACTTCGGGAGCTGAGACGCTACAAACTACCATTTCTCTCCCCGCTAAAGTTCTAAGCTGGACTGAGCCAACAAGTGGTCTGGTTTCTGGGGCAGCTCTCCCCAGTTCTAATACAACCGATACTAAAACAAAATTTGGTATCTACGAGATTGCGGGCGGGGCATCAGGCACCTTCGGTAACGTCTACCATAACAATCATTTTATCGGGATTGAAACTCCTATTAGGAAGGACCCCTCATATAAACGAATCAGTTATGACAACTACTCTGACCTGACTCGTACAGGAGGAGATGAGGTAAATTTAGAAAAGCAACCCTATTCTCAAGGAAACGTAACCGGAGCCACGACGTTCAATGTCATCAATGGAGAATATATAACTGCTACTTTAGAGGGTGTCAGATAAATTGTGTAAACGAAGTTCCGTCCAGCGTCGGGACACGCCCTTCAAAGATGATCGCGAATGCCTGCATCGCCTGACTCCAATGTGGGATCGGCATCGTCCACTTTTTCGCGAT